TGTTTTCCACCTAATGCTGCAAGATATAGGTCATTCAATGTTTCGAGTGTTTCAACACTTGCACCCTTTAAGTCATCTGTATCAAACTGCTCACCGTACATTTTTACAAACATATCAAGATACGCTTCATTTAATTCACGATGTTTAGCAGGGTTTAGCAAATCTTCTTTGTTTTCGTACAATGAAGTTTGTCGAACCTGGTGTTCCAAAGCCAACAGGTTGTCTTCTACGTTTACGTAGTCTTTTGAAAATTCCTTCAACACACCTGCTTTTTTAAATTTAATTTCAAACATTATTAACTCCTTTAAAAAATAAAGGCTTGGAATAACCAAGCCTATTCTTATGCATCTTGTCTTACTGCTCCTGATTCAGCGGTTGCTGTTCGTTCAGAACTAGCACCGCTTAAGACTTTGGGAAAACGAGCTTACGGAATTCAGTTTCTTGGAATTGTGGATTGTCTTCACGACCAACTACAATTACAAGACCTTCATCATCATCTCCACGAGCCACAAAGCTACCAGATACAGTATCGTTCTTAGGTTCTGGTGAACCATCTTTAGTTTCTAAATCCATTCCTGGAAGAGAGAACTTACCTTTAAGAAGACCAACCCAGATACCTTTACCGTCATCACCAGTTGTACGGAACAAGCAAGCGATATCGTTTGGAGTCATCTTCTTGTTGTATTTTTCAACACCATTTTCAACAGTGATACCGTAGAAGTCCTTACGAGCATCACTACCCAAGTCAAGCCATGATACTTCAAGTGTTGTTCCAGTGATACCAGAAGACAATACTACGTATGGTCCATCATCTGCTGTGATAGTGTTCAATTCATTTGTGATATCCAACTTCGCTGATTTCAAACCAGGAATTTTTTTAGTATCTCCTGGCACGAGGTTATTGTTGTTCAAAACCCCATATTCAAAACCACGTAAACCAAATTTAACTTTAGACATTTATTTATTTTCCTTTCGTTTCTTTGAGATCGCTCCAATCAAAAAGACGATATTTTCGGACGTTCATTAACAATCCAATATCATCATCCATGTATCGAGGTTTCTCATTTGCTGTGTAGCGTTCAAATCCACTACTTTCTAAAATCGTATCCATTCTTTTGGCAATTTGGTCAGCTTGTTTTGCATTCTTACACCAAAAGTTGATTGTGATACGTTGTTCCATCGAGATGATTTCATCATCTGCGTATTTGTGAGGTGCTTCGTATGTTAAATAAATTCTTGCAAACGGAGCAAGTTCTTTTCGTTTTAAGTCTGTAGGCTTTTCAGGAATATCATAAGTAAAGATACCTTGTTTGTATCCTGGAAATTCCTTGCCTCTAAACTCGTTGAATAGTTGATTTAACTTTTCATCTGCCACCAAAAGCTTATAAGCTTCAGTTTCAGCAATCATTTATTTAAACACCTCCCTTATTTTTTGTTCATATATTTTCTTAGCGCGAGGAGTGACTGCATTGATAGTCTTTTCCTCGAAATCCTGTGCTTTCTGATAGATTGTTCCACTATCTGGGTATCTAGCACGCCATCCAGTTGCACGACCAAACCCTATATCTTTTGAAGGAGCGCCACCTCTACCTTTGAAATTACTGATTTTTATATCTTCTTTCAATCGAGTAGGTGTAAACTCATCAGATACTGGAGTATTTACTCCAAGTTCTTTTTCAAACTCTTCAGCAACCATTGTGACTGCTTCACGAGCAACATTAGGCGCTTTAACTTCTAATTTAGTGAGATTGTTTAGGCAAAGGTCTAATCCTTTTGTCATGACAACATCACTCCCTTAATCAAGTCAATTTCCTTGTTTGCATGATCACGTTCGATTGCGACGATTTGATATTCATTACCATCAAAATCTACATAACAAGAATTGTCAAAAGGAAGTTTTGGAAGATGACGAATTAAGAAAGTTTTAGTGTCTTTATGTTCTACCAGACCACTAGCTTTTGTGACGGTCGCACTTTCTCTAAAATCCTTAATTGATGTTTTAGATACTTCTGACCAACAAGTATATAAGTTCTTTCTTTCGAAATCTAGCACCTCTCCATCTTCATTTTGCCCGCCTACTTTTTGAAAAAAAGTAATGCGAACATTCATTTTACGTGTTCGCATTAACTTTCCCTCCGAGTTCTAAGTTGGTGGATGATGTTTAGCACTCCATTTGCTAGTGGATAGCGCATGGTATCTGCTGACATCCCTCGATGTTCGTACTCTTCTTTAACTTGCTTTTTAACAGCTAGGCGGAATTTAGCATAATCTACTAAATCATCTGGGTCTAAGTCATTATCGATAGCAAAACAAATCTGTTCTTTTGCTGATTCAATCATTTCAATTAGTAGTCCATCTTCAAAGTCGTAGTCAATTTTACAATACAACTTGACTTCATCAAGAAAGCTATTCTTCTTAACTTCCATAACTCTAACCTCCAATCAAGGCTAGTAGTTGCTCTTTCGTTTGAGAAGCTGTATAAGAAATCCCTTTGCTATCTAGATAATTCATAATTTCTTGCTTGGTGCTACTAGCAGTTGGTTTTGCTAATTCAACCGCTGACCGTGAGACACCCCCACTAATTGGGGGAGTCTTAGGGCATAGTCACAAAGTAACCAGCTTTAGCATCTGCTTTCTTAACGTCAAAGCGTACTACTGCTTGCAAGTATTGACCGTAAATTTCATTGTCAGTCCAGCGAAGACCCAATTCTTGACGATCAGCAAAAAGTACAGCACGTTGTACATCACCAATAAAGGCTTTAGCTTCACCAGTTGCACCAAGAGTTACATCTGAAACTACAAATACTGGATGTCCGAGGAAGGCTTTACCAGATGCAGAAACGATAGAATCTTGAAGCAAGTAGCGACCGTTCTTATCTTTTAATGTGTCAAGTTTTTGATAGAAGCTTTGAGAAACTACAAATGATACATTGTAAGCTGGGTCAAGGTCAACGTTCAAGATTTCTTTGATAGCGTCAAGATCAGCAGCAGTCTTAGCTTCAAAGTCCTTTAATACAGTAGCGATTGCATCGTTAGTAGTATTAACCTTAATTTGGTTAGCCGCTTCAGCTACGATTGCAAGAAGATCAACATCTGCATCGTCAATAGCTTCTTGTGAAAGTGGAATAGCACCACGGTAAGTTTTAACTTTCCAAGGAACATCTGTAAATTCTGGTTTAGCAAGAGCTGGATTTTTTTCCAATTCTTCTACGCTTGCCATTTTAGATGTAGCGTGTTTAAGAATAGGATATGAACCTTCACCTTTAGAAGCTTTGTGAATTGTTACAAACTGTTTAAGATCCAGAACAGTCTTAACTTCACGAATTGGTGTAGTAACGATTTCCTTACTAGTTACTTTTTCAGTGTTTGCTTTTTTCAACCCATCTTGTGTTGGATTTACTGCTTCATTCATAGGAATAAGAAGATCTTTTCCTTCAAGCTTCAAGTTTGAATCAGCAACAGCGCCTTTAGTACGTACCCATTCATTTACAGAATCACGGTAAGTTTTACCGTCTGTTTTTACTTCATGTTTTTCAATAGTCGCTTCCATTCCAGCTCCTTCTTCTGCGATTTCATAAGTCTTCAAGTTGTTTTCTACTTCTTCTTTTTGTGATTTTAAGTTGTCGATTTCAGCACGGATTTCACGAGCTTTTTCGAGATCTTCAGTATTCAAAACAGATTTTAATTCTTCTGTTTTAGCAACGATTTCAGCACCGATATTTGCAATCTGTGCTTGAAGTTCTTTCATTTTTTCTTTAAACATAGTTTGTTTATTCTCCTTTTTGGTATTAAAAAAAGAGCTTATAGCCCTCTGAGTAATTCTTCTTTTTCAACTTCTCGTAGCATACTTTGAATTTCCGACTTTCGCTTGCTACGGTTAGCGTAAAAGTCGTCAATAACAGCTTGTGGCAACAGTCCGTCTCCAAGGCTTGCAACTGCACCAATATCATCAAAGGTCATCACTTCATCTGCAAAGCCTTTATCAACTGCTTCACTAGCTGACATGAAGGTTTCATTTTTCATCATGTCAATGATCACTGATTCTTCCAATCCAGTCTTAGATACATACGCATTCACAATAGCTTGGTCGCTAGATTTAAGCGCATTAGAAGCTTTGTCTAAATCGTCGCTATTTCCAGATACATAACCATACAGCGCTTTGTGAATCATAATCTGTGCTGTTGGACTGATAAGAACTTTATCAGCTCCCATGATTGCAACACTAGCAGCGCTTGCTGCCATTCCTGTTACTTCAACAGTCACGTTCCCTGGATAGCTTTTTAAAGCTGTATAGATTTCACTTCCAACAGTTACAAGACCACCGTTGGAATTAACTTCCAAAACGATATCACTATTGTCTTCTGGAAAAGCATCTGTGATAGCTTTAGCACTGACAGCTTCCAAACCAAAGTAGTCGTATGCTTCTTGACTGTTATTCGGAATCAGTGGACCTTTCATCTTGATTCTCTTTGGCATCCTTTGTCTCACCTCCTTTCATTGATTGATATTCTTCTTTCTTATCCAAGAAGACATAGTTCAAACTTGACTGGTAACGGTCCATGTTTGGATCAGTAGAACGTTCCTTACCAAGTTCAATCAAAGCTTGGTTAGGTGTTAAGATTTGATTGTTTACAAGTTTTACAATCTCGTCTACATTTCTACCAGTCACGCTACGAGTATCAAAATCAACACGATACTTCCTACGTTCTTCATCACTAAATACTTTCAAAGCAAGTTCACTTGTGATTGCATCAAAATAGAACGGAAGGTCGTTGGTTACATAGTCTTCAGTCAGCTGTGCGACAGATTGGTTAGGACTATTAACTCCTAACTTAAAACTAGGAACTCGTAAAGCTTTAGCAATCTGTGCAGTAGAGAAGTTATTCGATGTAATCAACTGCAAGACATTCGTATCAATTTCAAGTGGGGTGTATTCCTGTGTATCGTCAAATACCAAAGGACTCCCACCTGTCGAACCCTCACGCATCTTCTCAAAGTCCATACGGGCTTTCTTACGTGCTTCACCGTTTAATTGAGCACCTTTAAGCTTGATAATTCCACTTGAGAAACCATCTCTAAAGAATTTAATCAAAGTGTTCAATCCACCATCTTGCAAGCTGATTTCATTTCCAAGGGAAAGTAATGGTGACCTACCAAGAATGGTATCGTGGCTAAAGAATTTCCAATGGATAACATCTTCTGATTTACATACAATCTCCTTACTATTCAGACGGTCACGGAAAGTGTAAATCAATTCATGGTCATTAGTTTCTTCAACAGTTGTTTCAGACGGTCTAAAAAATTGAAATTCTAATGGCTTGCCACTTATTGGATCACGTAGAATACGAGAGAATGAATTACCAGTCAAGATAGTATTGACGGTCATTGCAAACTTCCATTGCCTTGCTGATGTATTACTTGTGGATTTTACATTCAGTAGATAGTTCATATCTTCATCTTGCTCGATATTACCCATTAAATCCTTTTTCAACAATGGAAAACGAGCTACATCGCCAGCTACGATGGACACTGCAGTCAAGACATCGCTATTCTTTAAAGCAGATATACCAGTATATTCAGGACTTGAATTACCAGAGATTACCGAAGAGATATAATCGTCATAAGATAGTTTTGACGAACCTAAAGATTGAAAAAAAGTCATTTATTTTCTCACCTCCTTTCTGTTTTTGAGCATAAAAAAAGCACCAATAGGCGCTAATGTAATTATTTCCAGAGGTATTTTCCTATTTGCATAGAGAAATCTGAAGAATTATTTTTTGGTAGGTTGTAATTCAAAAAGAATACAGCATTCGACTTTGGTGACACTTCTTTAACTTCACCTTGGCCTGTTAATCCTGAAACCTCTTGCAATTCAATATAATTCAACGTTTCATCTCCAGCCTTTGCTACAAATTCTTTCGGGTTGAAACTGGATTTTCTATCTGTATTGTTTTCTAAAATAATTGCTACAGTAACTTCCCCGTCAGCTATATCCATCCCTCTTACTTCGATACTTCCTTCTTCAAATGTTATTTTCTCACCAATTTTTTTAGTCAAAATAATATCGTTATTTGAAGATGACTCAGTATTTTCTTGAGAGTTAGAGATATTATAGATATCTTTATCTTTCGAACTATAATACAAATTATGCTTTGTCAATGCATTTGTCAACTCAACATAATGTGAATCAACTACAAAAAGCATAACCACAAGGAAAAACGAAATTGTTCCAAACAATATGGTAGTCCAGAATAAAGGCTTTTTATAAACTGGTTGTTTAACTCGTTCTTTTGTCATGATAAAACCTCCTAAAATTAGTTCATTATATCAAATTTTGTAAGGCTTTTCAAGGTTGTTTTGTTTTATCAATGTACACTCCGAGAAAACAGAAAATCAAGCCTGTAGCTATAAATCCTATTATATCCCCAATTAAAAACAAACCGTAAATCAAAAACATTAAACCGATTAACAATAAAATTGTGTGAATATGTTTCAATAACTTCAAAATAGCGAACCTCCTTCCAAAATTTTCTCGTTTGTCCAATAACCACTTCCGTCAAATGGTTCTAAGTAACAAGCAGCATAAGCATCTAACAGAGCATCCAGAGGGTCAATTTTATTACTGTTTTTATTTTTATCAATCCTCATACCGTTATTATCAACTCTAGTATATGCGTTATTGATTGCCATTGTTAGTAGTTGATTGCCACTATGCTTGATTTTCTCTTGACGGACATCATCACGAAACTGTTTCGTAGGCATATTCAAAACCATGGTGGTTTGTGGTATCTGGACTAGTGGCCATTCTGGATGTCGCTTTTCAATCATAGTTAATAGCGAACCGAATTGGTAAGGGTCAAAGAAGATTCCTTGCAATTCCCACTCGTTTTGGTAGACCATTTCCTCTATTTTCTCAAGAACGCGCTCATCGTCTATAACACCACTCTCAAGCGTTGTTATCTCGCACTCACCAGCTCTTTCCAAGTTGGTATAAGAAACACCATCTCTTTTTTCTTTTGCGATTAATCCATATTTAGTGGCCACAAAAGAAAAGCTATCCGCATACCAATAATCATCCATCATGACCATAGGAGAAATGGAGAATAAGTCACTTGATCTACCAACGTCTACACCTAACCAAACTCTACGTTTTCTAGTATTTGGTTTATCAATCTTAGCTTTCGCCCAGCTTTCTTTATCCATATAAGACTCTTCTGATGATTGTCGCCACATATTGTAGTTTTTAACTAGGATTTCATTTATTGTTCCTGTCTCAAGTGCCACCTTCCTACGTTTTCGTAGGTAGTCCATCATCTTCTTACGTAGCGTTTTGACTTCAAGAATTGGATTTGATTTTATCCAGTTCTTTTCATCTTTGATTTCCTCTTCATCATCTTGTTCAGCAATGAAGGCGAAGTATTCATCGTTTTCAACTTCTTCATCGAGAAGTTTTTCGATATACGTATACTCGATAGTGTGCATTGGTACGTTTAAATCAAATCCAGCTGTTGAGATAATCAAAATCAAAGGGTTATCCAACTGACCTTGACCAGATTCTAAAAGCTCAATCATCTCATTAGTTTTAGATGCTGCAAATTCATCTAAGATACCGACATACGGTTCAAAACCATCAACTGCTCCAGTTTCGCGACTTAATGCACGCACATAACTTTCATCATTCAAGTTACGAAGTTCATCTCTTACTATCTTCGTAGCTTTTCTGATATCTGCATTATGGACTCGTAAAGCATCTAACTGCTTACGGATCATATCATAAGCAATACGTGCTTGTGAACGGTCATTCGCTGTACAGAATAACTGTCGACTCATTGCAGGGTTACGACCAAACAGAAACTCATATAAGGCAATACCTGCAACCAAGATTGTCTTACCATTCTTTCTAGCAAGACTGATTAAAGCTTTTTTGAATCGCCTGATAGATGTATCAGACTTCTTTCTCCAACCATACAGACTTGATAAAATAAACTTTTGAAATTCTGCCAGCGGATATGGTTTTCCAGTTTTGACATCTGGTAGCATTTCAATAAAATCTATCGGATTTTTTGCTTTGTCAGGTAAGTAAACATATGGAAAGTCTTCATCATCCATACGCTTTAAATCTCTTAAATGGCGCTTACAAGCTTTTATAACTTTCTTACTAGCTCTGATTTCTCCATTTACGACTTTTGAAGCATATTGATAAGCTATATCTTCCATTGTTTCACCTCCTAACTACCAAATTTATCGAAAATACTCTCTTTCTTTTCTTCAACTTGTGGCACAAATAACTTCATACGACTGTCCACTGTCATGCCCAATTGTGATGCTGCTTTTGTTAGATTGGTCGTAGCACGTTCCAAACTATACAGCATTTTATTAGGGAGAACTTTACCACTATCCGTTTCGTAAACATACCCTTCTTTTTGCAATCCACGGGATATTTCTTTGTAGACCGCATACCAGGTGCAGTAGCTTTCTAAGACAGCTCTATCAAGATTTCTAAGGGGTAGTTTTCTTAAATCATTGATCACTCGCTTATATTCAGCTTTAGCTATTGGATCAAAATGTTTTGGTGGTGTCAGTTGCAATGCATCCAAACCATCTGAAGCCTTTTCTTGTATGGTTTTTCTTGCAATTTTCTCTTCTTTGGTCAAATGACTTTTAGTAGTCTCCACTATCTTCATTTTTGCGTCCCAAATTCGACCACCTCCTTTCATATTTTGATGGGGGTTCAAATTTCAAAACGGAATTTTTCGCAC